AACGGTGCCGCCACCGGGAACATCCCGGTTGCCCAGCACGCTCCCGAGCAGACCGGCTCGGCCGGCCAGACGCAGTCGCAGGCGCAGGCCCGGGCCGCGTCGCCGTTCCACCAGGAGGCGGCCGCGTTCAAGGCGAACGCTGAGCGGATGGATACGATCCAGAAGCTCACCAAGGAGGCGATGAAGAAGCACTCCGGCGACAAGGTCATGTTGGAGCACCTGGAGAAGCTCTGCGAGAGCGCCTGTGCCGACGAGAAGATCGAGGTCCGCGACTTCCAGCTCAAGCTCTTCGAGCTCGCCGCCTACCGCGGCCCGATCGTGTTCGCTCCGTCCGCGCCGCAGGTCAATGAGACCGTGCTGGAAGCCGCCATCTGCGCGGCCCACAAGCTGGCCGGCCACGAGAAGCAGTTCGACGACCAGACGCTCCAGGCGGCCCACGCGCGGTTCCGCGGCGGCATCAGCCTGAAGGAGCTCCTGGCCCTCGCCGGCGAGCGGAACAACGGCTACCGCGGCACGACCCGCGACATCAAGGCCCTGTGCCGGGCGGCGTTCGGCGGCCGGATGCTGGCCCGCGGCGGGGCGGACGACTTCCGCGCCGACGTCGGCCCGTCGACGATCGACGTCGCCGGCATCCTGTCCAACGTGGCGAACAAGAGCCTCGGCGCCGCGTGGCTCTTCAGCGAGCAGAGCTGGCGGCGGATCGCGAAGGTCACCAGCGCCGGCGACTTCAAGCAGATGAGCGAGTACCGGCTCAACGGCGCGGCGAAGTTCGAGAAGATCGCCAAGGGCGGCGAGATCAAGCACGGCACGCTCAGCGACACGACCTACACGAACCAGGTCGAGAACTACGGGAAGCTCATCGGCATCTCGTATGAGGACATGGTCAACGACGACCTGGGGGCCTTCATCAGCGTCACCCAGGAGCTCAGCCGCGGCGGCAGCGACTCCTTCAACGAGGTCTTCTGGACCGAGTTCCTGGACGACGCCGCCTTCTTCCCGACGGACAAGAGCCTCGGCAATTACGACGACGGGGCGACCGACTCCGTCCTGTCTATCGCCGGCCTCAACAACGCGGACGCGATCTTCGCGGCCCAGACCAAGCCGGACGGCACGCCCCTGGGGGCCATCCCCCGGATCCTGCTCGTGCCCCGCACGCTGCGGGCGACGGGCAGCGAGCTGATGACCTCCGCCAAGAAGATCGGCCAGGGCCTGGACGGGGCGGCCGTCCCGGAAAACAACCCGTGGGTCGGCATGTTCGAGCTGGTCGCCTCGCTCTACCTGGCCTCCAGCGCCATCTCGGGCAGCAGCTCCACCGCGTGGTACCTCGGGGCCGACCCGATGGACATCGCCGCGATGTGGGTCGCCTTCCTCAACGGCCAGGAGACGCCGATCGTCGAGACCGGCGAGTTCGACTTCAACAGGCTCGGCCTGGCCATGCGAGCGTACATGGCGTTCGGCGTCCGGAAGAAGGAATACCGGGCCATGGTGAAGCTCAAGGGCGCCGCGTAAGCCACGGGCGGGGCTGCCGTCGCCGCCCCGCGTTTCGATCAGTCGCCCATACCAAACCAAACCGACGAGACAGACTCATGAGCACGGTAATTCTCAAACAGGACCACGCCGGCAAGAAGAAGGGCGAGTCGGTCTCCATGCCCTTCGTCCGGGCCAGGGAAGCGGTCAAGGCGGGCATCGCCGAGTACCCGCAGCCGGCGCAGGGCAAGCCCGGCCTGGTGGAGCTGAAGCCGAGCGACGCCACGGTTCCGAAGCCGTTCCACGACGAGGTCTGCCGTCGGCACAAGCTCGATCTGGATCAGTCGGCCCAGCGCGTGAAGTTCCTCGAAGACGAGGTCAAGCGCCTGGCGGACGAGGTGAAGAAGGCGGCCGACGAGAACAAGGTCCTCGCTGACAAACTGGCCGCGGCCAACAAGGGCGGCGACAAGAAGTAACGCCTTCGGCGGAACAAGGGGTCGAATCCACAGGCGGGGCACTGGCCCCTTTCGGAGTACCGATCATGCAAGCGAAGAAAGTTCACGACACCGGCAACGTGCTGGATTACACCCCCGCCTCGGCCGTCGAAGCCGGCGACGTGGTGGTCCAGAAGGATCTCGTCGGCGTCGCCGCGTGCGACATCGCCGCGGACGAGCTCGGCGCCATCGAGGTCGGGGGAGTCTTCGACCTGCTGAAGAGCGGATCGAGCGGCCCCGTCTTCGCCGTCGACGACCCGGTGTACTGGGACGACACGAACAACCTGGCGGTCGCGACCCCGGCGAGCGGCGTGCAGATCGGCGTCTGCGTCAAGGCGGCGGCCACGGGCGACACCACCGTCCGGACGAAGCTCATCCCCCGGCCAAAGGCCGATCACGACCTCCTGTACTCCAACATCGCCGCCTCGACGGCGGTGACCAACACCACGACGGAGACGGCCTTCGACAAGGCGGTCACGATCCCCGCGAACACGCTCAAGGTCGGCGACGTGATCCGCGTCCGCGCCCAGGCGATCGCCACGCTGACCAACGCGACGGACACGCTCGACCTGCAACTCCGGCTCGGCACCACGGACATCCTCGCGACCGGCGCGGTCGACGTGGCGAACAACGACATCGGCTTCATCGACGCGGACATCGTCGTCCGCACGGTGGGCGCCTCGGGCACGATCGTCGCCGCCGGGCACACGGCCCTCGGCGTCCCGGGCACCGTGACGGCGAAGCCGAAGCTCCTCGGCTCGACGACTCTCGACACGACCGCCGACCAGAGTGTCAACGTTTCGGCGACGTGGGGCGCGGCCAACGCCGGCAACAGCGTCCGCCTCGACATCCTCAACGTCCAGCTCATCCGGAAGTAACGCCCCCGGGGGACGCCCATCCCCCTCTTGATGCACGATGCGACGGGGCCACGGAAGGCCCCACATTTAGGAACCACATGCTTCGCTGGCTCTACCGGCTCCTGATCGGGGAACCCCGGCCCACGTGCCGGTACTGGTACGCGATCGAGTCGGACGTCGGTCGGGTCGAGTTCGGCGCGGAGACGGTAGAGGAACTGGCCGCCCTCATGCGCTGGCGGCAAGACGAGAAGGCGGCGGGGTATACGCCGACACCGGAACACACAGAGGCTTGAGTGGCCGACGCCGCACGAACCTACGGCTACTCGCCCGCCAACCTTCGGCTCACGCTGGCGGCGGCCAAGGTCGCTTACGAAGTGTTCCAGATCCCGGACGGCCGGGCCGCGGTGCTCGCGCGAGAGACGGGGGCCGCCTCCGGCGACCAGATCATCCCGGCCTCGTCAGGCGTGTACACGGTCACGAAGACGGCCGGCCAGGTTTTCCTCGACGGCTGCGAGCTGTGGTGGGACCACTCGGAGAACAAGGCGATCTTCGCCCCCGGCAACGACCGGGACTTCTACCTGGGGACCTGCGTCGGCGACGCGGAGAGCGCGGACACGAGCTGCGTTGTCAACCTGAACGAGCGGCCGCGGTACGAGATCGACAGCCGGCTCGGCGTGTGGACGAGCGAGGCCACTCTCGGCGAAGGCGTCACCGTCCTGCCGGGCGGCGGACTGAAGCTCAGCTTCGACGCGGTCGCCGAAGTCGCCCAGGCCGCGGTCTACAGCGAGAAGACGCGGCACGTCAACGCGAACGGCATCCTCGAGGCCCGCGTCGCCGTCTTCGACAAGGGCGACAACGCGGCCCTCGACATCGACATCGGCCTCGCGAGTGCGAGCCACGCCTCCGATTTCGAGGCGATCCCGATCTTCGTGGCTTTCCACCTCGACGGGAATGCGCTCGACTTGAAGGCCCACAGCGACGACGGCACGACTGACGTCGCCATTGTGGACACGACGATCGACCTGGTCGACGACACCTACGCCGTCCTCTGGATCGACACCCGGGACCTGACGAGCGTGAAGCTCTACGTGAACGCGGTCCGGGTGGCGTCGGGGGCAACGTTCAACTGGGCGGCGGCGACCGGCGAGGTCAAGCCGATCGTCCTGATCGAGAAGACGAACGACGACACGCCGGCGGACGTGCGGGTCGACTACCTTCGGTACCGAACCTCGGAGCAGTGACCATGTTGATTCTCCTGATCACCCTCGGCGTCGCTCTCCTCGGCCTGGCTCTCTACGCCGGCGCGGTCTCGGTCACCTACGCCTCGACCATCACCATCGCCGAGACGCTGCCGAACAACACCGGCAGCGCCGCGGACGCGAGCCGGATCGTCACCCACAACCAGTACAACGAGTCCGGCACGTACACCGCGGCCACAACTCCACCCGTCACTCTGCAGGCGTCCTTCCTCCAGGCACTCAGCGCCGGCGCGGCCACGATCGACCTCCGCGCCCTGACCGGGACGAACGGCGCGAGCGTCGACGGCAACGGCCTCAAGGTGCAAATGGTCCGGGTCAAGAACCTGGGGGCCAACGCCCTGACCGTGAAGTCTGGGGCGTCGAACGGGCACACCGGCTTTTTCACGGCGACGACCGGCACGATCATCCCGCCGGGCGCCCACATGCAGTTGTTCACGAACGACAACGGCGACGACATCGACGCCACGCACAAGACCTGGGACCTGACGGGCACGGGGGCCCAGACGTCGGAGTGGACCATCGTCATGGGGTAAGCCGTGGGCGACCTGGAAAGCGCGTTCGAGTGGCTTGCCGAGCAGCAAGAGGAGAACAACCCGACGACGATCACGTATCGCCGGGACTCCCTCGACGCCGAGATCACGATTGATTGCGTGGCCGGGCGGGTGACATCGGAGCGTTGGGCGCTGGCGGACGGCAGGGCGAACCTGAACGTCGAGCCCGCCGACTTCCTGATCCGCCCCTCGCGGCTCGACTTCGGAGACGGACCGACGGACCCGGCGCGGGGCGACCGGATCACCGTCGGCAGCCGAGTCTACGAGGTCGTCGACAGGGACGGGGAGCCGTGCTTCCGGTGGGACAGCCAGTACCGGACCATGCTCCGCGTGCGAGCCATCCGTGTGAGTTGACATGAGTCGAGTGCTCGAAGCCTGCGACGCCGTCGCCGACTTCCTCTCCGAGAGGATCGAGGAGGAGGTCGCGGTCTCACGCCGCTACGTCGCGACCGACGAGTACGCGACCATGACCGGCCGCAAGATCCGAGTCTACCCGGAGGGGTACACGGACGCGGAGCGGCTGACCAAGCGCCGGACGTACAAGGAGCTCCGAGTCGTCGTCGTCGTCGAGGAGAGGTACGAAGCGCCGGGCGTCGCCGGGGACAACGACCCGGTGCCCACGGCCTGGGTGGACGAGCGGGTCGACTGGGTTGAGGAGAGCGTCTTCGACCCCCTCAATGATAAGGGCGTTCACGGGAACGACCTGCTGGCAGACCGCTTCCGGAACTACACGTGCGAGGTCACCGTCGTGGCGGACCCGCAGCGGCTCCAGGAGTCCAAGGTTTTCTTTTCTCTGATCACGGTCTCGTACCGCGAACAGGCGGAGGGCTGACGTCATGCCGAAGCACGGAATCGACTCCGAGATCTACCGCGACACCGCCGCGAGCTGGGACGGCCCGAGCTGGAGCGACTGCGACCTCATCAGCGACTGCACTCCGAACGAGGAGTGGGACGTCTTCGAGTTCGTCGTCCGCCGCAGCCGGGCCAAGATGGGCGAGCCGACGACCAAGGGCATCGGCTGCACTGTCAAGATGCTCCGCGACCCGAACGACGCGAACTACGTCGCCTTCCGCGACGCCTGCAACGCGCGGACGCCCCTGCACCTGCTCATCCTCGATGGGCCGAAGGAGACCGAGGGCTCCGAAGGGCATCGGGCCTGGTACAAGGTGACGAAGGCTACCGCGAGCCAGAACACCGGCGACGTGCTCTTCAGCGAGTACAACCTGATCCCCTGCCTGTCCGACGAGACGGACGAAATCCCCCAGACGGCGGTCGTCGGGGGCGGCGGGTCGATCACCTACACGGACATCTGACGTGGCGGTCTGCGCGGGAGCTCCGACCGGCGGCATCTCCGGGGCCCTGGCCTCCGGCCGGGGCTCCCTCGACCAGTTCAAGCGGGGCTTCTTCGACGCCGAGTCGGTAATCAAGGCGATGGACAAGGGGACGGCGAAGGCCCTGTCGAAGCACGGGGCGTTCGTCCGCCGTCGGGCCCAGACCTCGATCCGGTACCGCCTGCAGCCGTCCGAGCCCGGGCAGCCGCCCTCCGCGCATCGGACCATGACGCGGAACAAGACGAACAAGAAGACCGGGGTGACCAAGAAGCAGCAGGTGAGCCCGCTCCGGGAATTCCTGTTCTTCGCATACGAGTTCAACGTCCGGACCGTGGTCATCGGACCCGCCGCGACCAACCAGCGGAACGCCTTGGGCATGGAAGGCAAGACCGTCCCGGAGGTGCTCGAATACGGCGGCACGGTCGGCATCCTGGAGTACCTGGCCAGGAGCTACGTCGGCGCCGACGGCGTCAAGGTCCCGGAGCGATGGCGAAGGATAGACCTCCGCTCGCCCAGGCGGGCCAGCGGCCGGCCGCAACGCCAGCGGACTGCCAGCTATCCGGCCCGGCCCTACATGAATCCGGCCCACCAGGCGGAATTGAAAACTTTGCCCGCACTGCTGACCAACATCATTTGAGGTTCGACCGTGAAGTTCAAAGACTCGACTGGACAGGATTGGGTGTGGCCGAAGCTCACGACCCGCGTCCTCAACAACCTGCGAGATAACCAGCAAGTCGACCTGCGACAGCTCCTCCGCACCAAGGCCGAAGAGGTCGGCGAGGCCTTGATGGACGACGAGAAGTTGATCGCCGTCTTCATGTACCTTTGCAAGCCTCAGGTCGACGAACGCGGCCTGACCAAGGAGCAGGTCGAAGACCGCTGGGACGGGGAGACCAACCTCGCCGCGAGGGAGTCGCTGGTCGAAAGTTTTTTTCGTCACTCCCAGAGCCAGAAGGTGACGGAGGTCTTGATGAGGAGGTTCCGAGGGGAGGGTACGAGCCTCGCGACCTTGAGCGAGTCGCCTGGGAGCTAGCGGGGGCAGCCGGGGGCGTTGACGCTAACGACCTCACGCTCCGCGAGCTGGCCTGGCTGGCCAACGGCCGGCGGCGAGAAGAGTGGGACCACTCGATTCTGCACGCCATGGCCTTGGGCGCCAAAGACATCGACCCGGAGAAGACGAACCCCTACCGCAAGGGGTCGGAGAAGGGCAGGAAGTTCACACCGGAGCAACTCGCGAGGGCTCGCAAGGCGCGGATGAAGGACTACGTCGCTTCGATGAAGGCGATGAACCAGCAACGGAAGAAAAGCCATGGCAATGGGCGGCAGTAGCGGCGGGAAGGCGGGCGGCATCCGTGCCGGCAAGGCCTTCGTCGAAACCGCCCTCGACATGGCCGGGCTGAAGGGCGGGCTCCTGCAAGCCAAGCGGCTTGTCATGGGAGCGTCCAAGGGATTTGGTATCGCAGGAGCGAGCCTGCTGGGCCTGGGGACCGGTCTCCTCGGCGCAGTCGCGGCCCCCTTCCGCGAAGTTGTGGACCACTTCGACGAGATCCAAAAGGCGGCGGACCGGCTCGGGACCTCGACAGAATCCCTCTCTGCACTGGGCTACGCGGCGGAACAGTCGGGCTCCAACCTGGAGGAGCTCGAGAGCGCCGCGAAGATCATGCAGAAGAACCTGATCAACTCGCCGGAGGCCTTCGACAAGCTGGGCATGAGCGCCGCGGAGCTGGCGAAGATGCCACTCGCGGAACAAATCGAAGCCATCTCCGACGCGATCGCGGAACTCGACAGCCATTCGAAAACGGCAGCTTCACTTGCCATCTTCGGCAAGGCGGGCACCCGGCTCCTGCCGCTCTTCAAGGACGGCGCGGAAGGCATCCGGGCCCTGAAGAAGGAAGCGGAGGATGTCGGCGCCGTGGTGGGGGGCGACAACGCACGCAAGGCGGAGCGGGCCGGCGACGCCATCTCGCGCGCGTGGACCGCCGTGAAGAACACCATCCGCGCCGTGGGCGCCGCGATCCTGCCGGAGATCGATACGCTGGAGAGGCTCACCGGGTACGTCGTGTCCGGTGCGAAGATCGTGCGAGAGTTCATCGGCGAGAACCGGCAACTGATCCTGATCATCGCGGGCGTCGGTGCCGGGCTAGCCGCGGCCGGCGCCGCCTTCATCGGCATCGGCACCTCGCTCGCGGTCGCGGGCGTGGCGTTGGGCGGGATCATCACCGGCATCACAGCCGTCGGCACGATCATCTCGACCATCTGGGCCTGGCTCCCCGCGATCGCCATCGTCGCAGGAATAGCCGCCGCGGTCGGCGGGCTGGGATACGCCCTCTACAAGTTCACCGTCGTCGGCGACTACGCGAGGGATCTGTTCAGGGGGCTGGGCGAAGTCATCGGCTGGGCCAGCGGAATCCTCACCACCGCCTGGGAGGGGATTTCCGCGGCACTCGAGGCCGGCGACCTCAACGGGGCGATGGACGTCGCCAAGCAAACGCTGTCCGTCTTCTGGGCCGCACTGAAGTACGGGGCTCAGGTCGCGTGGTCCTTCGTAAAAGAAAAGGCCCTGAACGCTTGGGACGACGTGATCGGCTTCGGCAAGAAGGCCTTGGTCGACGTCGACGCTGAGCTCAAGATCTTCGGCACCGACATGGAGGATTACCTGAAGGAGACCTTCGAGTCGATCTGGAAGTTCTTCAAAAACGGGTGGAAGGATTCCTTCAACGCCTTCCTTGACATGAGCAACGCCGCGCTGGAGGCGGAGGCGAGGGGCCGCCAGTACGTCAAAGACCACTGGAAGGACATCGCGGCGGGGGCCATCGGGGCATCTGGTCTCGGGCTCATCATCGGCGGTGGCAAGGAAGGTGTCGACGCTGCCACGAAGCCGATCGGCGAGGGCCAGGCCCTCGCCGAGCAGCTTGGCGACCGGGAGGCGGCGAAGAAGCGCATCCGCCTGGAGCGCGATCGCCTGAAGGCCGCGGAAGACGCGCTGACCCAAGACAAGAAGGACGCCCGCGCCGCCCGCGAGAAGGAGAAGATCGACAAGGCCCTCGAAGAGCTGAAGCAAGAGGAGAGGAAGCTGGAGGCCGAAAAGCAGAAGCAAGAACTCGCGGCGCGGGACAAGCGGATCGCGGCCAACACCGCGATCTTCGCCGCGCTGATGAAGGACATCAACGGCATGGGCCAACGGAAGCAAGACGCGATCGCCGGTATTTCCGCCGCGACCCGCTCGGCCTTTGGCACCTTCGGCAACTCCGCCCTCATGTTCGGCGGCGGTGGCGGGGTTCTGAACAAGATCGAGAAGAACACCGCCGACGCGGCCGAGGATCTGGATGACATCAAGAACAAGGGCGGACTGAGGCACTAATGCCGGCATACATCGAGAACCTCCTGGGAGACGGCGACTTCAAGTCGGGGCCGACGGGCGTCGACGGGGTCGGCCTCGCCGTCGTCTTCGACGCGGCCGACCAGTCCGAGGCATACGACGTCGCCGACGAATACTACCCGGCCGTCGTTGGCGGCATCCCCCGCGGATCGATCGACGTCAAAGAGAAGGTCGTCGGACGGCTCTACCTGATAGAAGTGGACTACTCCTCCTCGGTCCGCGACCGGGCCGAGAACGCCAACGGCATCGAGCCGGGCGATAACCCCGGGGCCCAAGGAACGGGGGAGGGCGGGGGCAACCCGGCCGGCGACAAGACCGGCGACGAGGAGGTCACGCGGAAGTATAGCGTCAGTACCAAGGGCGGCACGCAGCACATCAAGCGTAGCTGGCACATCGTTTCCCGCCATGCCCCCAATGGCGCCGACCCCGCCACGATCCCGGCGAACGAGGGCAACTGGATCGGCTTCCACGACGGCGATTGTGACGGCACCGACATCATCGCGCCGAGCCCGGAGTTTACGATCTCGGTCACGCTGCCGCGTCTGACGCTCGGCTATTTCTTGCGCGTGATGGCCACGACTGGGAAGATCAACAACGCCCCGATCTGGGGGCTCGG